GCTACAGTCTGGGTTCCGGTTGGACTGGTGGTGACAGTACCAACCAGGCGTACGGTCTGTGCGGCACCATCGGTTGTAAGAGATCCATCGGTTACGCTCACGCCTCAGCCTCCTTGAAAGCCTTGTCGATATGAGACTGCTTGGTCCCGTCAGGGCTCAAGCCCTGACGTACAGCAGACTCGTAGTTGTCCAGCTCTCGGTCCCACGCCTTCTGGCGTGTGCCGTAGCCATCGTTTACAGCGGGGGAAAGCTGGAGGTCTTTAGACCTCACACACTCTCCCCAGCTAGCGTGATCTTTCGTGGCGCAGGAGCTGGAGCACTTAGCCCCGGCATGTGCAGCCTTCGAACGTGTGCCCGCACGTCGGACAGCGGGGCTCATCGCTCACCGACCAGGCCGATCGCTGACCCGTCGATAGGGACGAGCACAACTTCAGTGCCAGGTGAAACATGTACATCCCACTTCAGCTTGAGGAACTTGTCGTCGAACCCCAGGATCTCCAGATTCTGGAGGGTTCGTCCGCCCCGATCGAGGTTGATCAGAGCACCGACCTTGAGGAAGCTTTCAGCTTCGACCTTCTTCGGGGCAGCAGCCATCAGGAAACCAGTCCGTTCGTAACTCGGTAGACGTCAGGCCGGAACGCGTTGTGTCCTAGCGTTGCGGCTTGTTCTTTGATAACGCTCGACGCGAGGGCCGAGCTGGTGGGGTAGCTGTTAGCTTGAGGCTTGGCTACCCCCATGTCGCTGACGTGCTTGTCAGTCAGCGTACTTGGACTCTGTATCACTGTAGATCCCCTGAGCGTAGCGGTCGTGATCCGAGCCGAGCGGGGAAGACTGGTACTCTCGCATCGCCTCGAACAGGCCATCCTCAAGGATGCCCTTCTCGTTCTGGTTGATGTGGATCGTGGTGCCAGCAGGGCCGACCGGGTTCATCCGGGTGCCGCCCCAGTCTTCGTGGTCGTCGCCACGCTTCACCAGTTCCCGAGCCTGGGGCTCGGTCTCAGGGTTCTTGTAGAGGTCGCTCACTTACCCTTCCGTCCCTTCGCAGCCATCTTGGCCATCTTGGTGTTGCCGTACTTCTTTCGGCCAGCCGCAGCCGCGATGGCTGCGCCCTTCTTGCCGCCACCAGCCTCCTTGGCTACTGCAGCGAACCTGCCACCCTGGCCGAGTGGCGCCTTCTTGTTGGGCTTCGCAGCCATGGTTCTCCTTAGATCAGGTCGAGGATGACCCAGTTGTAGACGGACGTGTCACCGGCAGTGGACTTGATCTGGAAGGAAGTTCCTGCCGTCACAGCAGACATGAACGGGCCGCTCGTGGCGGCCGTACCAGCCTGCGTCTTGAGGCCGAACACGACCACGCTGTTGGCCGTGATGGCGGTGGTGCTTACGGTTACCGCGGTGGTGCCGTTGGCGGTCACCGTCCCCGCCTTGGCGTTCGTTCCGGACTTCACCTTGAAGGTCTTGCCAGCAAGGTTGGCCACGATGTCCGAGTCGTTCGACCCATACTGGGCTGCCCCGATACGCTCCATCGACGTGTCGCGTCCGGCGGAGCCAGGACCAATAGCGATCTTGCCGTCACCGGTCAGTCGGAACCTGTCGTTAGCGTCGCTGCCCTGCACGTTCAGCGAGAGGCAGTTGTTGCCAGCAGCGAACGGCATGATGCTGACACGGCCAGGGCCGGTCGAGTAGTTGAAGTCGGTGTTCGTCAGGAAACCCCAGTTGCCACCAGCGATGGTGTGCGCAGCAGCAGGCAGGTTGGTGAACCAGTTAGCTTGAGCTGCACCGGTACCCTGGAAGTCCGCGTTCCAGAACCTGACGTTCTGAGAAGCGGCAACGTTGATCGACTTCTGGACACCGGCAGTACCGGTCGACACGATCGGACTGGCGAACCGGCAGTTAGTCACGAACCCGGTTGTGGTGCCAGACCAGTTCAGGTCGTAGTTGGTGCCGGTTGCCCCGGCACCGTTACCAGAAAAGAACACGCTGTCGAAGTAGATCGCAGGTCCGGTGCTTGAGACCGTAGCGCCGTGAGTCTGATTGTTGATGAACCGGACAGAGCCCACCCGAACCTGAGTGGCAGCGTCCTGGATGTTCAGGCCAACCGTGCCCTGCTGGATGACACCACCGGTGATCTGTACATTCTGGGGTGAGCCGTTGGCGTTGCCTTCGATGGAGACGTTGGCCGATCCGGTCTGTGGTCCGAGCGCGTCGAGGTTGAGGATGAACGTGGCGGCACAGTTGCCAACCACCCGGAAAGCCACGCCGGTTCCGCCGGTCGTGGCGTTCATCCAGCTGATCACGTTCTCCGCCAGAACATCCCAGGCGTCCTCGATCCGGACGCCGTCCAGGTTGGCGGATCCTCCAGAGTTCAGGCCGAGGAAGCGGGTGAAGATGTTGGAGAGCTGCACGTTGGCAGCTACGTTGCCAGAGGCGTTGTCGCCCTTGACGTAGATACCACCAGCGCAGGACTGGATCTTGATGTTGTCGAACTGGCCACCGTGGATGGTGTTGGTAGAACTGGCGAACAGCTTCACAGCGTAGCCGTTGATGAACTGCATCTCGACGTTCAGCATCTTGAACGCCTTCACGCCGGTAGCGGTGATGCCGTCCATCGCAGGGTTCGACGTGACCGTGCTGGAGTTGCCCCGGATCTGTATGTCCTGGAACACCACGTCATCCGAGCTGACGGTGAACAGCGTGCCAACCACCATCGAGGCTCCGATACGGATAGAGCTGGCCCCAGGGCCAGCACCTTGGATGGTAACCGGGTTGGCGATCGAAAGTGACGGGTTCGAGTTGACGAGATAGTTGCCGGGCGGGAAGTAGAGGACACCGCCAGCTGAGCCGAGGACGGTCAGTGCGGCCGAGATGCTTGAGGCGTCGTCGGTCACTCCATCGCCAGCGGCTCCGTGATCCTTGACGTTCACGACCAGCCTGTCCTTCGGGACGGCAGCGTTCGCGGTCGTGGTGACCGTGGCGATGTTCGCCGTGTTGGTGGCGATGTTGCTGTTAGCCGCGGTCATCTGCGTCTGAAGCGTGGAGATCTGACCGTCTTGCGTGGTGTCCTGGTTCTCCCCGCTGGTCAGTCGGTTGTTGATGTCCGTCAGGTTAGCGTTGAGCGGGACGTCCCAGTTCTCTGTATCCTTCGGGATCGTGTAGTCAGCCACCGAATCCACCCTCTCCGTATCCGCCATCACCGAATCCGACGCCGGAGCACGGGGTGAAATTGGCTGCTGTTGCCGCACCAGAAGCTATGATGTCGGCTCGTATCTGATCGTCGACTTGCCACTCGTATCCACCACGGAAGTAGTGGAGGCCCGCCGACGGGGCGGGCCAGAAGTCTGTGTCCTGCTCGTTCGGGTTGACCGGTAGGTTGGTCGCACCGATCTCGTTGGTGTACGCGTCGTAACGCGTCTGCTTGTACACCCCAGGACTGACCTCGACGATCGAGACAGCCCTAGGGATTCGGAATCGCTCCATCAGCGGATTCCAGGCGAAGGGCGCCTCATCCACCGTTGGCGTCGTGAGAGTCCAGCAGGTCATGATGAGGCGCCCTCCTTATATCACTGCGAGCTTACGGTGAACCACTGCGTACCGTCGGAGACGATGGTGGCACGGCCGGTGGAACCACCGACAGTACCGGCGACCATAGCGAACGTGGTCGCACCGTTGATCGTCTCAGAGGCGTTACCGTCGAGAGTACACACACCGGTGTTGGTGCAGATAAACTCGTACTTCCGACCAGGTTGCGTAGTGGCAACCGGGGGAAGCGTGACGGTCTTGGTCGCGCTGTTCGTCAGCACGATCACATAGTCGTTGGCCGTAGCCGTGTAGGTCGCGCCCGCAACCGTGGTCACGGTGAACGACGTGTTGTCGAACCCAGACATCTACTCTCCTTACTGGGGGAGGGGCAGGGCCGAAGCCCTGCCCCCTAGGGGATCAGGCCGCCGGGCGAGCCGAGGACGTGGTCTGAGCCACGATCAGGGACTCGGGGCGGTACAGGGTCCAGCCAGCCACACCGTACCAGCCGAGCGGCTGGAAGCGGGTCAGCTTGTCAACGACCGGACCACGGACCGTGTGGAACTCCTCCGCAACAGCCTCGGCCAGGGCCTGCTGTCCGGTGTAGTAGGTGTTGTACACACGGGTCTGAGTGCCGCCAGAACCAGAGCCGGACTGGGTGTTCTGGTTACGCGGGGTCTCGATGTAGCAAGCACCTTCGTACTCGCCGATCTCGCCCGCCCAAATGTTGCCAGCAGCGGAGTAGTTGTGCGGGTCACGCCAAGCCGCAGCACCGGTCTCACGACGCAGGTCGTAAGAGACCTGCGGGTGGATGTACGCGGTGTAGTACGAGTCACGGTTCGGGTGAACCTTGTTCGTGCGGAGCTGCGTAGTAGCGAACCGGGCCATGTCCGACGTGAAGACGTCGGTGCCGGTGATCGCCGTGGTGGCGATCGGGTTGGTCGGCGTAGAGCCGAAGCCGTAGCCGACGGTGCCACCGCCACGCCG